TTTTTTGTGGGCATGGGGTGTCCTTTGCCGGGGCATGTCCGGGCGGTGGCGGGTGGTGAGGGATCAGCTAGAGTGGATCGATCAGTCGCTGGAGGTCGAAATGAGCTGCTATATCTGCGGGAACGAAGTTGTTGAAGCAATCGTGCGGCCAGACTCAGAGGAGTACCCGTGCCCAGACTGTGGGCACTATCGGATTTCCGGAACGGCAATGGAACTGTTCAGGCTGCATCACTGGGCATTCGATATTTACTTAGCCTGTCGCTGGATTGCGGATCAACAGGGCAGCGGCAAAATCCCTTTAATAGATTCCCAAATTGCGGCGAGGCTCGTTCAGGCTTAAGCGGCCTCTGCTCTTTGTTCTGCAATTCGCCATGGGTCGTTCGCGCGTGCCAGTGCAGCCATCGGCGGTGGGCTGACGCTGTTGCCGCACATGTGGACCTGCTGCGTTTTGGTGAATGGCTTGCCGTCGGCACCGTGGCTGATGATGTAGTCGGCGGGGAAACCCTGAGCCTTGTACAGCTCAGCCGGTTGCAGCATCCGCAGGCAGATGTCGACGATCACGTACGGCGTGCCCTTGATGGTGACGGTGACCAGGCCCAGCCGATCCTTGGTCGTGATGGTTGGTGTTGGCGCGTCGGCGGCGCTCATGTTCTCGGTGCCGTAGTAGCTGATCAGGAATGCCGCGACACGCAGTGCACCGGCTTCAACCTCTGGCGAGAGTTGCAGCTCTACCAGCGAGCTCTTGCCGCCACCGCCGGCGGTGATGGTCGGCGCCGGTTCATCCACGCCCTGGCCGACACTGGCTCCGAACTGGCGCTCCATGAAGGCGGTGACCAGCCCGTGGTGAGTGCCGCCGGCGCTAATGGTGTGCAGTGGGTCGCCGGCGTCCCGCGCATCGCAGTTGCCACGCAGGTGCACCAGGTTCGCGGTCACCAGCTGCTGCTGGCTGCCGGTGTTGGTCACCGTGGTCATCGGGTCCTCGATGCTCTTGGCAGCCGTGGTGTTGAATCCGCCATTCATCTGGGCCATGAACACCGTCGAGATGCCCATGGCGTGGGCGGCGCCGGCCGGGCGCTGGTAGTTGCCGCCACTGGTAATGGTCGGCAGCGGCTCGTCGAGGGCCTTGCCTTCATCCGAGAACCGGAACTTGACCAGGTGCGCCGCTGCGAGTGCGCGGTGGTTCTGGGTCATCAGCGTGCCTACTGGCTGATCGACTGACGCTGGTTTGCCGCTGTACGCCGGGCCGCCGGCGTCGACCATCACCGGACTGATCAGCGTCAGCTCGCCCCGATTGGCACAGGTCACCGTCGGTAGCGGGGCGTGAGGGTCGTTGATCCGGTCACTGCCCTGGTGCGTGGCTGGTGCGATGATCGGGCTAGCCATGGCGAACGATCCGCCGCGCGGCCATGACGTTACGGTGCGCAGCGGCTCGTTTGCGGACTGAACGCTTTCGCCGGACCAGTTCGCGATCGGCACAATGAACGGGTCGGCGGCATCAATGACGAATTTCTTCATACCCTTGGCGATTCGGCGAAGGGTGGCCGGTGCCAGCGGCTTTGCCCGGTCAAAGATGCTTTTGCTCGGGATGGTCCAGTCGATGCACTCGGCGGCAGTGCGCCACTTCTGCTGTCCCTTGGCTGGGTTCTTCGCGTGGGTTGGCTCTGGCCAAATAATCGGCTGACCATCGCAGCGAGCGATCATGAACAGTCGTTCGCGGCTGGTTGGTGCTCCGAAGTCGCAGGCCTTGATCACTCGCCATTCAACGGTGTAACCCAAACGCTGCAGCTCGGCGACGAACACGGTCCAGGTCTGACCGCGCCGCGCCGGGTCTGGTACCAGGAACTGCTGGCTGACCGGGACGACTTCGCCAGGTGCGGCAACACCGCCGCCCAGCTTCACGACGCGGCCGGTGGACTTGCAGCGCTTGGCGATCAGCGGCCCCCACTGGAGGATCTGTTTCACGTTCTCCAGGCTGATGACGCGGGGCTTCTTCTTACCGGCCCACTTCAGACCGATCCACGACAGGTTCCGGATCTCCCGCTTGCGCGGCTGTCCGCCGGCAGCCTGGCTGTGGTGAGTGCAGTCCGGCGACATGTGGAACCAGCCCACGGCCTTGCCGCCGCATTCGGTGTCGGGATCACCGTCGAACACGTCGGTGGTGTAGTGCACAGCGCCCGGGTGATTCACGGTATGCATGCTGATCGCTTGGGGGCTGTGGTTCTTCGCAACATTCACCGCGCGGCCCAGGCCCATCTCCAGCCCGGTACCGGCGCCGCCGCCACCGCAGAAGAAGTCGACAACGATCTCATCGTCCTGAGTGCTGAAGCCGAGTCCGTATTGAGTTTTGAAATCGAAGGGGTGTTTCTTCTGTTGCGCTGACATGAGTTATCCTCCGGGCGTGCGCCCGCTACTCAAAAAGTTGGGAGTGCTTGAGAGCTAAATTAGGGGGGGGGTGAAATGGATGTTGATACGAAATCCTTAAATCGATGGGGGAACCCTTTAAATATCGGTTTGTTTGGATTGGCTGCTCTTGTTGTGATTGCAGTAGGGTTCTACTTGAGTGTCTTCAATAATGGTCTTTCGCCTAAGTCTGACAGTTGGTCAGACTTCGGTTCTTTTTTTGGAGGCTTAATTGGCCCTGGTATTTCTCTGGTTACGCTTATAGCTCTGCTTCGTACTATTGATCTTCAACTGGAGCAGAGTGCGCACTTTGTTGAAGAGGGTAACTCTGCAAGGCTTTCTGAGTACAAGGCAAGTCAGCTCAGATTGCTCGATCAGCAAATTTTGATGTATGACCGAATGATTGATAGATATGAGGCTGATGTCGAGCGAATATCTTTGTATTCTCGTAGCACAGGCACTGTCAGAACCGCTGATTTGAATTCTGCGCGGAGCAATCTAGAAGGTGCTGAGCGTGAAATTAAACTTTTAATACAGCTTTCTGTAACGCTTTCATTAGATGAGTTTAAAACTCTCGAAGAGTTACGGGCTAAGGTGCAGCAAGGGCTGCATTCTATCAATCCAAACCTCTACGAACTCATGTAAATAACTACATGCCTCCATTTGCGCTTGCGAACTCCTCAAGCTGCCGCGACCATTTTTCCTTAACTACGATTTCCGGTCGCGACATGCTTGCGAATCGTTCCGACTCAGGCGCCGGCGCTGTGGCCAGATTGATGATGAACGTCGATACCGTCTCCTGCCATTCCTCGAAACCGTGACGCTCGCCGAGAATCTTCAGCGCCTCATCAAGCGCTTTCGAAACAATCAACGAGCGTTTCTCGGCGCCGATCCGCTCGAGCAACGCCTTCTCCTTGGCGCGCTTTTCCTTCTGCAATTGCGCGTTGCTCTTGGCCATGACCTACCTCTTCAATTCCGCTGGCCGGCAAGTCCAGCCAGGTCTGTCGGCGGCGCGTGGCCGCCCGGGTGGTGGTTCGTTTCACGCTGCGACCTTCACCTGATGCCAGGCGCCGGCGGCGTAGAACAGCTTCGCGGCCTGCGCCTCTTCCAGCGTGATCTCGGCCGGAATGGCGATCCACCCTGAAGCGAGTATGTGGTTCGGGTTGCAGCCGTTGCGCAGCTCCAGGTAGTAATGCTCGATCGCATCAGTCAAGCGCTCGACCTTGTACATGCCCTGCGGAGAGATCTCCGTGGACTTCAGGTACTCAGTGCCAAGCTCGTCGCGGCACATGGCGGCGATGTAGATGGTCCAGTGATAGGAGAAGTCGAACAGGGCGTTGGCGATCGCCACACTGCGGATCTGACGGCAGTTCTTCCAGTTCACCATGATCTGGCTGCCGCTCGGGTCGATGTTCACGACTGCGACGTGGTTGGTGCTGAGCAGCGCCCGGCAACTGCGCTCGGCCCGGGCGAAACCGTTGTTTGGTTTGCGTTTCGATTTCATAGCGAGTCCGCCATCTTGCGCAGAGCCTTCCGGTCAGCGGCCGATATTGGTTTCGGGCGCCGCTTGAGGACCGTTTCAGGGTCTATTTTCTTCGAGCGGGGCGGTGGCAGCGGGTTGCGCGGCGGACTTTTCAGATGGTCGATCTGTCCGCCGGCAGCCAGGAACTGGGCGACCCGTTCAGAGATCGACTCAGCGTCCGGCCGGTGCTGCTCCACTAGGTTGAGGTGGTTGCTGATCATGCTGGCCTCACTTGATCCGGATCGAGCTTTCGCCGCGCTCAAGGTGCGCCCAGGCTGGTTCCGGTAGCAGTTCATGCTCCGCGTCTTCGCCGGCGGCCATGCGCTTGCGCACGGCTTCGTTGTGCTCACGAATTTCCTTGAGCTTGGCGGCGATCGCATTCTTGTCCGGCGCGATGCTGGTTTTCACGGCGGTCAGTTCGTCCGGTACCGCGTCTTCGTTGTCGACGATGACTCTCTCCTTGCCCAGGGCCAAGGTGATGGTGAACAGCGGGCGCTTGATCGACTTGAGGTTGGCGGCTTCCATGTTCCGGCGCAGGTAATCGCTGATCTGCGCAACGCTGTTGGACTTGATGCGCTTGAGCTCGGTCAGTCGCTCAATCTCCGATTCGATGGCGGTCACGTCGCTTTCAATGTTGCGGCGGAGCATGACGATGTTGTCGGCCTTCACCTCAAACTCGCCTTGGATTTCGTCCATTGCGTGCTGCAGGGCCTCTTTCAGGCCCTCGTCGTCGGTGTCTGCCATTCCCTGAAGTTCGGCGAGCTTTCCGGTCAGTGCGTAGAGTTGCGTCATGCTGCAGTCTCCTGTTTTGGCTCAGAGAGCTTTTTCCACTCAAGGGAAATCCGGGCGGCGCCTTTCTCGTCCTTGCGCAGCGTGAGCTGGCGGACGGCGGTGTCGTGGATCTTCTTGAGTTCGTGCGGAGTTTTGGCGCCTTGCATGGTGTCGATGACTGACTTGATGTAGTCGAGCCGGTCCTGCGCCTGCTTTGCGATCTCGGCATCCTTGTCGACAGCCAGCTCAATCGCTTCCTCTTCCTGGCGCTGCTGGACGTAATCACGATCGTCGAACATACCCAGGAACACGTCAGCGCTGAAACCGAGCATCGAAAGGGACTTTTTGATTGCGTCGGTGAGGGACTTCTTCGGCGCCTCGCCGTCCGTGGTGGTGCCGAACTTCGATTTGTAGAGGTAGGGCGTACAGCCGTACTGCTCCAGCTCACCGCGCTCGCCGTCGATCTTGAACCAGAATAGGATTTTTACCGTGTGGTTCAGCTCGAATCCCAGGCTTGCGCGCTTGTCACCTTCGCCGACAAACATTTCGGCGCCCTTGTCGAAACGCTCCTCGGTGACCTTCCAGCCGAAGCCAATGCCTACCGGGCCGAACACCTCGGTGGCCTTCATGATCATGGCCGTGCCGTTCAGGCTGGTGATTTGCTGGCCGCCGACCTTGGCGTCTTTGGTGAACCTGGTATCGGTTTTTTCAACCCGGTTCCAGATCTGCATGTTTTTATCGGACATGACTGTTCTCCGCGCCACCGGAGAGGGGCGCTGTGGGAGGGTTATTCGGTGGCTTTGCTGATTGCGGCGCGGAGCTCGAGGATTTCACGAAACTCCATGTCCTCAGCTCGATCACCAACGCCCGGAACGTAGTCAAAAGAGGCAATGAATTTCGCCCAGGCGTCTACCGTTTTTTGCGCAGCGGCCAGAAGGTCAGGCGCGGCAGCCATAAGCCGTGCATCAGCTGTACGGCGGCAATAGTCTGCAAGGTCCAAATCAGTTGCTGACAGAACTATCGATGGCTCAAAAGAGGCGCCGACGATCTTGATAAAGCCGGGGTAATGCCCATCGACTACTTTCCACGGCCCGGGTGTGTGGCTTGATTCAGGCATGACGAAATCCTTGCCGCGACGTGCGCAGCGCTTGAAGTTGAAAGTCAGGAGGTGATGCGGTCGGCGAGGGCGCTGAGCAGCATCAGAAAGGTGAAAACGCCGATGGCGGAGAACGATCCGCGCCGGATCAGCAGCCGGCGGGCGAGCTGGTGACCGGTCACGGCCGAATCTTCACAGCGATCCGCTTGCCCTTCATGGACGGCGCCAGGCGTTGCGGGAGATTCGAAACCAACTCCTCGCGCTTGCGACCGATCACCTCGTTGAAAGGAAGACCGAAGCCGAGCAGGGCGATTTTGTTTTCGATGTCGTCCAGTTGCTCATCAATCAGCGATTTAACCGGTGCCGTACTCATACAGTCTCCTTGCGCTGCTGACAGACGTCGCGCAAGCGCTCGCAGTAGTGGTTGAACTCGTCGATGGTGATGGCGCCGTCGGTGAAGAGGCGGGTGATCAGCTCCTGTACGAGCAGCCCTGTCTCCTGATGGGCGAAGGGCGCGGTGACACCATCAAGTGCTTTGTCGATCAGAATGTGCGGGCTCAAAAGCCACACTCCTGCTCGACGCGATCGCTTTCGCGCTTTGCATCGCGGTATTCGTTGGCATGCACCGCGACTAGGTCGCCAGCCAGCGAACGAACAATCAGCGGATCACCGCCGACGGCTTCGACCGCCCAGGCGTGCAAGATCCCGCCGTCGCCGCGCCGGACCAGTTCGATCAGGATTTTCTCGATGCAGCGGTCTGGGTCTGGGGTCGCGGCCATGTGATCCGCCAGCGCTTCCGGCAGGTGATCAGCGTTGACCAGGACCTTGCTTCGGCCCACCGGATTCGGCGCTTCGATATGGCGCCGGCACAGCAGATCGTCGACCGACCCGGTCAACCATTCTTGACCAGCCTCCGTATCGAGAAAATCGTCTTCCGGGATGAGCTTGCGTAGAGCTGACATGGTCGCCTCCAGGGTGGCGGGGTGTTGATCCAACAAAACTCGGATGCACTCATCCGCTCCGCTGGTTGCCGTTGGGCGCGGAGGGGAGTGCATTCGGGATTGGTCGGGGTATTGATGACAAGCTGCGCAGGATCATTGCGATGCGACGCGCAGAAAAAAGCCCGCGTGAGAGGCGGGCTTCAGGGGGCAGACTTTAGAGGCAGTCGGATTTGCCTATCTGAAACTCGGCTACCGGTGAACTGGTTGAATCTTTGTACAGGAGATCAACGGAAAGACCCGATTTCACGAATTGCCCTAACCCTTTTTCGTTACAGAATGCAGTAGCTGCAAGCGCTTTTGCGTCCTTGGTGAATTCATCAGAATCGATTTCGTCTTTCGTGACTTTTGTGAGTGTGTAAGAGATACGCATGACCTCATCGCTGTAGGTCACAGAATCGACGCGAGTTGACTCGTCAGATACTTTTCCGGACTGGGCGCCCATGATGAGTGCGAGTCCTTTGAGCTGGCGTTCCCGCTCCTCCTTTTTCTCTTCGGGGGCAGACTGTGTGTGCCATACCTGAGCCAAGACAAAGAGCAACGTCGTTGCCGAAAAAAAGATTATCAATCCGCGATATTGCTTCAACTGAGATCACCGTAGCGAAAGGCCATCATCTATTGGACCATGCCGGTTGCACCATCTCAAGTTGGAAAATGTCGTAACGAAGCGGTGGGGCCGGCGGTGGAGTCTTAGTCCGAGCCGCCGGCAACGAGCATGGTTACTCTACGGTGCAAATCCAGCGGTGGTTATGCCGGTATGGCGCGCGGGTAAAGTGGACATCTGAGACCAAATTCATTCCGCGCTGCTGGAGCGCCTCGGTCAGTTGTACGAGTGTCTCTGCTTGGATAGTCATTGCTGTCACCTCGTCAGATTTACTGCGTTCATAATTCTTGACCGAGCGGGCAAGTTGCTAATTCATTTTTTCTACTTCGGCGATTGTTCAATCCACACCGCAGAGCACTCCCTGACTGTCCCCTTCATCTGAGATTGAGGGCAAGGAGCGCTCTGCGCTATGGATTGATGCCGCTTCAGAAAAGCGGCATCAGTAACTCTTTGGGAATTGCTCGCGCCTCCTACCGGGTCATTCGCCAGTTCGGTCAGCACCTCGTCCGCCGTCGCAGTTCTGCGCGTTGGTAGCCTTTCGGGGCTATCGGATCGCCGGTCGCCAGTAGTGGCAGCGCGATTTTGTTCACCTGACTTCATCTCGCCCCACAGGTGTGGCCGGGGCTGACCTCCCAGCGTGAGCCGGGTAATCGTTTATGGCGCGGGTTGTTAAAGAGCGGCGCGGCTTTCGCTGCTGGCCTGATGTAGCGTTGGCTTGAGGTAAATTTACCATTTGGAAATTACCTGTCAATGCATATTGGTAAATAAATTGGTAAACATAATTTGCATTTTGGTAAACGGCTGATGCTATTCATTTTTCTCGGGACGAAAAAAAGCCCGCTCTCGGCGGGCTTCGTAGATGCCTTTGTTCCGGTCAAGTCCTTAGCGGAACCCAATACATCCTTGATTGAATTTCATGGTTATCGCTCAGCTCTATCGAAACGGACTTTGCTGATTGCTCATTTTCAAATGGGCCGGTGATGATGGTGTTCCCGTCTCTTGCAAGCACGTGTATATCCAGGTCGCCAAGCAGCTCTTCAATCCGATCCGCCTCGCTAGGTTGAGCAGCTATCCGAACTGTCCAGCCGTGAAATTCGCGCTCAACTGCATGATCGGTTATTGGTGGATACTTTCCGCTTACTGAGTCCCTGTAGACGATCTCACTGAACAGCTTTGGGCCATCTCGCATAGTGATTAGGGCTTGCTTGGCTTCTTCCTTTGTTGCAAATGGCCCTGCGCCCACAGCCAAGCCAATCATGGAAACAACAGGGAGGCCGGCGTTTTGAATGGCCTCTACTGTGCGCCTCTGCTCCTCTTCATCACGACAGGAGGTTGAAGCCACCCAGCCATTTTTCAGCCGTGGAACTGGCGCTGGTTCAATATCCGCCCCGCAGTGTTTGCACTTTATCGCGGCCATCTTGATGGATTCCGCGCAGAGAGGGCAGGGGCGGGAGTCTGTATCCGTACCGGCTTGGGCTGCAGATGATTTGCCACCAAGCAGGATCATGAGTAAGCCGGCCAGAACAACCATGCCGCCTACGATGGTATGTATCTGGCGGTCAGCCATCAGGCCAAGGTTGTTGACCCTGCCGCCAGATCCCGTCGAGACAGAAACATCCATACCAAGCGCAAACATCAGCCAGCAGATGCCGACAATTATTGCAATGGCCCCAAAGCCCTTCATTGGATCCCTCCATCAATTGAGCTGAAATTTTATCATCCGGGTGTTGCGCCAAAATTGGCTGAATGGGAGAAGCTGGCATGAAAAAGCCTGTTGCCGGGCCGCGCTGATCATGATCGGTCTTGCGCTAAGCCTTTCGCTTAACGATCCAAGCTGCGCTTTTGCAGATCAGCTATCACCCGATTTTTGCATAGTAGAGGTTCAAGGCAATTAGCTCGAACGTCGCCACAAATACGCAAAAGGCAACGAACCCTCGGGTGAATACCCGGCGAGGTTTTTCATAGCCCTGATAGCTACTCAGCGCGCTGCAAAAATTGCCTAAAAATTCCCAAAAATCCATCAGGCGTCAGTCCTTCCCAAACCATCGTCGAGGCCCCTTTGAGGCCGGCTTGTCAATTTATGCCAAACCCGTGCTGTGACAATTTTTCGAAATTGTTTTCCAGGGCTTCAGATGCTGATGGTGTCAATTTATAGCAATCGTGCATGTCGGTTATCTGGAGTACATCGCCCACCAGAACACATGCCCTAGAATCGAAATCTGCTGCTCCTGGATCTGCTGGAACGTGTAGTCCTCGTCCGGGTGCTCGTCACGGTTGAAGCTGCGCAAGCGAATCCCGATCGGTATCCGGTAGACCTGCTTCACGCGAAGCTGGCCGTTGTGGTTGATGGCGTACATCTCGCCGTCGACGATATCGCTCAGTGAGTTTTTTCCCACGTTCACGCCGACCGTGGCGCCGTCGCGCAGCACAGGCATCATGCTGTTTCCGCCGACTTTTACGCATTTCGCGTTGCTGAACTGAACGCCGTTGTGGCGCAGATCCTTCTTGTTGAAGCGCAATCGCGAGTTCGCGCTTTCCTCAATCGCAAACCTGCCAGATCCGGCTGCCAGTTCGACTTCATGAAGGAAGGGGACGTAGACCTCATCGTCATCGAGCGGGGTCTCTTCGTCCCAGGTATCGATGGACGACAGTGGGATCTCGACTTGAATCCTCGGCTTGGCAGCACCAGACACCGAACCTGCGGTTAGCTCCCCCTCGCTCAGCGGGCGATCAAGGGAGCCAGGTGCAAGCCCGCACTTCATTTCAAAGTCGCGCGCCATTTTCTCCCCAATGTTCCGGAGATGCTCGGCCTTGTCGGTGAAAAGCCGGGAGATATAGGACGGCTGCTTATCCACTCGGGCGGCGAAGTCAGCGTCTTTTCCGCCGAAGTCCCGATCGATGATCTGGCGAACTCTGGCTCTGCGTATGTCTTTGATTTCCATCTCCCCATTAGAACCTTTATTTCCCTTTGGGGAAATTACCTTTACTTGGTAAACATTTATGGTAAATTCGTGCATAAATGAACCAGAAGGTAAATCCATATGGACTTCCCCACGTACGCAAAGCAGCTTCCGCGCGGCGGAAGAAAACGCCTCGCCCTCAGCCTCGGCATTCCGGCGAGCTACCTCTCTCGTTTGATCTCTGGCGACCGCTCCATCACTGCGGAGCGCGCCATTGAAATTGAACACGCAACAGGCGGAAAGGTGACTCGGCAAGAGTGCCTTCCAGATATCCAGTGGAAGAACGCTTCGTAAGCTCGACCCGCCACGCCAATCCGTTGAAGCCAGATTAGAAGAGAGCAGTCCCCATGGAAACGTCCAGTCCAAGACACACCGCACAAACTCGTGATCAGGTTCTGATTGCGCACGCTCAAAACCAGATCGCCCGCACTGCCTTGAGCCAAGACGATTTCGCCCAAGCGTTGAGCCGGGAGATCTGCCTACGAGTTCCGGCAGCGAAAGTTGTGCAGGTAAAGGTCCCGGACTTTGATGATCTGGCGCGCCTGAACGACGTTGGCGAATTTGTGAAGGCAACAGGCCGCTGGCTGAAGCGTGTGCAGCGCTGGCTGTCCGGTGATCAGGAAATGCCGTCGTGGTTGGAAGAGTCTTGGGTGAATGCCCTGGAGCCTGAGTATCGCGACCACTGCATCAACGAACTGGCCGGTCGCCACGGGCTTACTGGTGCCCGCCAGATGCAGAGCGACCAATGCGCCAATAAAAGCTTCGGAGCGCTGATCCGCGCACTGGGCGACGTGATCG